TTTACAGCAAGTCATAACTTAGGTATAAAAAAAATGTATGACGAAGGCGCTGAGTGGTACATAGCCATGAGCGCTGCAGTTCGTTTTGGAGAACCTGGCGGTTTAGATTTTATTGAAATATTAAAAGATACTAAGCATGTAATAGTTGAATCACTTGGAGTTTTTGGTTGGCACTTTATTGCTTTTCATAAAACTTTAATTGATAAGGTTGGATTATGGGATACAAATTTTACCCCATATGGCTATGAAGACTTGGACTATAGCATGAGAATACAAAGAGCATTTTTATTAGATTACGATGATCATTGGAAAACAATAAAAGAAAATAAAACTACCTGGCAAAAAGTTAAGATAGATATTAAAGATACAATAATGGGTCATAGTGTTAAACTTGGTGGTGTTGATCCAGGAATGGGTGTAACGAGAGAGTACTATAATAAAAAATGGGGTAGATATCCTTCAACAAGTGAAGATCCATACAACTCTTATTTTTATCCTTTTAATGACCCAGAAAAAGGATTGGGGTATTTTACAGATGATTATTACAACGAATGGATAAAACAGGAATCTCAAAAAGAAAAACAAATATTTATTGAAGTAGTTGTTTCTTGTGCTTGTGGAAACTCTTTTAAATCAATGTCTGTTAATGGAGACTTACAGGTTGATACATGTGCAGCCTGCGATCCTGCTAACTTTATGCAAGATGGAACTAAACCATGAGTGATGTCAAGGCTTATTTATATTCAGTTAAAGAAGAAGATTGCGCTGCTGATAAATGGGACTATGGCTTAATTAAAGAAATTTTTACTAAAAATAAAATTGAACAAATTAAAGTAACTAAATTACCTAATGTAGAAAGAGCATTTGTTGTAATCCCTGGACCACAAAATATAGATTATGAGGATCAAATATCTGAAGAGTTAAGTAAAATAGGCAGGGTAGTTTTATTTATTACTGGAGATGAAAGTGCTACGTTTAAAATTAATAAGATAAAGCATGATAATGTTGAAATTTGGATTCAATACCCGCATGAAAAACATGCACAATACAACAAATTAGCCCTTGGAGTTCCACAGCATTTATCTAAAAACTTACCAGAGTATCAAGATAAATCGTGTGATGTATTTTTTTCAGGACAAATAACTCATCAAAGAAGACAAGAACTTGCAACTATTATGCCTAATATCCCAAACTCTTTTTACAATCCAACTAATGGTTTTGCAGAAGGATTAAAACCAAAAAACTATTACGATAAGATGAGCATATCAAAAATTGTCCCCTGTCCAAGTGGTGCCGAAGTGATAGATTCGTTTAGATTTTATGAGGCAATTGAGATGCTTTGCTTGCCTATAGGAGATAAATTAAATTCAAAAATGCAAAATACAAATTTTTTTAATTTTGTTTTTGGAGATCAAAACTTAATAAGAAGTGTTGATAACTGGCAACATCTTCATGACTTATTGCCACACCTTTTAAATATTTATCAATCTGAAATGCATAAGATTGTTTGTTGGTGGATTAAATATAAAAGAGATTTATCAATTGAGGTTATGAGGCAGATAAATGCAAAAATCTGACGTAACAATTATAATTCCAACATCTTATATACCTAGCCATCCTAGTATTAAAGTAATAGAAACAACAATTAAAAATACTAGATTTCACTTTCCAGATAGTGAAATTATTTTACAAATAGATGGAATTAGAATAGAACAAGCAGAATATAAAAAAGATTATGATGAGCATAAAAATAGAGTGCTTTGGAAATGTTTACACGAGTGGCAAAATGTATTACCAATAATTTTTGACGAGCATAGTCATCAAAGTACTATGATGAAAAAAACTATTAACCTAGTTCAAACACCATTAATTCTTTACATTGAAGGAGATCTTCCTTTAAGAACTGACAGAAATATTGACTGGAATAAATGTTTAGATATGTTTGAATACAATAAAGCAAATACAATAAGATTTTATTTAAGAGAAGAACTGCCACAAGAGCATATTCATATGATGTGTGGTCAAGAAGATATTTTTATGAAAACTGTTCAATGGAGTCAAAATCCACATTTAAGTTTTACTAATTACTATAAAAATATTATTTTGCCAAATATTGGTGAAAAAAATTATATTGAAGATGAGTTTTATGGAAAGGCACAAGTTGACTGTGAATATTTGCCTGGAGAACAACCTGTTATAGAAGAGCCATATGTTTTTAAAATTAGAAATTGGGAAGCCCATAAAATGTTTATTTATTATCCAGACAACGGACAAAATATGAGTAGAGTATTACACTTAGATGGAAGACAAAGCACTAGAAAATTTACACAAGATGATGAATTTTGGTCATACAAAAGCATTGAAGATGCAAAAAAAATATTAAAAGAATCAGAAATGTTTAAAAATGAAAAGGATATTTTATGAGATTGGGAATCATAGCGAGATCAGACAACACTGGCCTTGGTAATCAGACTAGAGAGTTAGTTAATATGCTTAGTCCTGACAAAATTCTTTTAATTGACTCTACCCCGTTTAATAACAATAAGCAGCATCCAGAATGGTATGAAAAGTACAGTTGTATTAAGACACATGGATTTCCGTCTGTTCAACAGATAAAGATGTTTTTAGGAGATGTAGATGTCGTATTAAGTTGTGAAACATTTTATGATCAAAACTTTATAAGGTTTGCAAATAAACGTGGCGTAAAAACTATTTTGCAGTACAACTATGAATTGTTTGGCCACTTGTCAAACCCAGAATTACCACTACCAACTGTGTTACTATCTCCCAGTCTATGGCAAATTGAAACAATTCAAAGTATGTTTGGAGATAGAACAAAGGTAATTCATCTTCCACCTCCAACCACTCCTGAGTTATTTGCAACTGCAAAAAATAATAACATTTCTAAATCACACAATAGACTATTACACATTGCTGGAAAGAAGGCAGCCAAAGATAGAAACGGTACTGAAACCGTAATAAATATGCTAAAGCACTCTAAAGCAGATTATGAATTAGTTATTAGAAGTCAAAGCGAAATAGTAACTAACGTAACAGATTCAAGGCTAAAAATTGAAATCGGCAACCCAGAAAATAGGGAAGACTTATATAATGGCTTTGACGCTATGGTATTACCAAGACGATATGCAGGTCTATGTTTGCCAATGAATGAGGCTTTGCTTTCTGGTCTTCCCGTTTTTATGACAAATGTTTCACCTAATAATCAGATCTTGCCACAAGATTGGTTGGTTGACTCAGACTCTATAGGAACAATCAGAACAAAGGTTAGAATTAATTTGTTTGAAGCAAACAATGTTTTATTAGCGCAAACAATTGACAAGTATATGTCCATCAATGATAAAACTAATTATAAAGAGCAGGCTTATAACCTAGGATTTAACAACTTTGCACCAACAATACTTAAAGACAAATACCTAGAACTTATCTCTCAAATTTAGTCTTTTTATTAAATTTATCTTTAAGAATTTTATTAAATATATTATTAAAGGAACTGTCTGCACTAGACAAATAAGTGTGGCTATCTATGTTTAAATTATAAGACTTAAGAACTAATGGTCCAGAAGTATAAACCTTTACATCCTGTATCTCTGTACCACCAACCTCAAACTTATTTCCGTATATAGATCTCCATAAAAATTGATCAATGAGTTCTAGGATTATTTTTAATTTTTCTTTTTCCATAATCATAGGAACGTGAAGTTCATAGTCTAGTGGATTTTCAAACCCCAACGCTTTAAGTTTTTTATATGTTCCTGAAAGTTTTCTGGTGTATTGAGAGTTGCCATTTAATTTTTGATATAAGTTTATTTTATTTAATAGGTAACCGCCATGAAAGTTTTCTATTTTGTCTATTTTTTTTATAATATAAAAGTCATCATTCATTAAAACAAATGATTCTGATATTTGATCTGAAGTAGAAATTGTTTTTAAATTTTCTACAGCATTTTTATATTTTGATTCCTTTTGTTCTACATTTATATAATTGCCTACATACCAATCAGGCTTACCACCAACCACCCATATTTTTGAATCTGGAAAACTTTCAACGACAGATCTAATAGAGTACTTTAACTCTTCGTTAATGCCTTCTTTACATATGTATACAAAGTCCATAATTCCCCCGCTATAAAAAATAAAGAGGGCAAGTGTTTAAGTTTGCCCCCTTTATCAAAAACAAACTACTTTTTCTTAGCAGCCTTCTTTTTTGCTGGAGACTTTTTAGCAGGTACAATCTTGCTAAGTGCATCTGAAACAGCACCAGTATCTGGCAGTACGCCAAATGCTTTGTCGTTTGGATTTAACGCTCTTAATGCAACGGGCGCTAAAGCAGCAACCAATGCAGCCCAAAGATCTTTAGGATCTGTTACGCCAGCCATGTAAAGTGCAATTACTGCGCCAAGTACAGATCGTCCGTATGATGCAATCATTGCCTTCGTCTTATCGTTTAGTAAGTTATTCATTATTCCTCCTAGGATATAATTTGTGTTAGTGTTTTATAGCCAATCCATAAACCAATAATTCCT